GGTGTACTACGTTTAAACAAGCTCCAAATTGCCATATCCCCCCTCAGAGTCGACGGATTCCGCGCTTCTCATAGACCGATTTCCCACGCGCCGCCGGGTTCGTCATCATGAGCGACACGGCGTCGAATAGTGCCATCAGCGGGTCGATCTTGGCCGATCCGCTCACCTGCTTTGTGATGTTGATTGCGTTACCGACCGGCACGACGCGAGCATTTCCTACGCACCAGTTCATCATGCGCGTACCGCCGTGGATGAGCGCGCCCTCGACTGGTTCCGCGTCGGCCTTGCGCCCGGATGCCGCCGCGATGCGCCGTTCTGCCGTCTTGATGGCGCCGGCCAGCTTCCAGCCCTGCGAGATACCGACAATCGAATCCTCCGGGATGCCCGCCTCGACCAGCGCATCGAGAATCCCACCGATGCCGGCCGGGTCTGCGCCTACCTTGTCAAGCAATCCCGCGTCGTGAATCTGCTTGACCCGCGCCGCAACCTCCAACACGTCATCCCCGATTTGCTCGCACACCGTCAGGTCGCCGTCGCGTTCGAAGTCATACAGCGTCGACGCGATGTCCTTGCGGCGCTCGAACACGGTTTTATGCGCCCACGCGTGAAACCACACCAACCAGTTACGCGTGTCCCGGATGCGGCCTACCGCAGCGAAGCCCAACAAGTCATCGAGCCCGCCGCCGTCGATGCCTACGTCGACCACCTCGCACCGCTCCAACAGGCTTTCGAGCGTAAGAGCCGGCTGTAGCGCCGCCCCTTCCCAAAACTCCGCACCGGCCCATCGATCCGACCGCAGCGATAGACCGATCTCGACGTTTGCGTGCTTCGCGAGGAATCCGCGAAACGATTCCTCGCCCGCCTCTCTGCTCTTGCGGAACTCGCGTTCGAGGAACGCTTGATCGACCGAGTACCCAAAGTTCGGGTTGACCATCGCCAGATTCTCGACCAACAGGTGTTCCTTCCGGGCGCGCATGTCGTCGGGATGTTCATAGATCACCGGCACAAAGCACGGATCATCGATCTTCCCGTCGCGCACGTCTCGCGCATATCGGAGCTTCTGCGCGAACACACCGGCCGGCGGCTCGTTCGATTGCGTCGTGAGGTAGATAACGAAGCCTTCCGGGCGACTGGCAAGACCGCCCGTTGCTTCCCGTAGCATGTCCTCCGCGTTCGGCATCTTGCCGAACAGCCAGAGTTCATCAATCAGCGTGCCGACGCTCTTTTTTCCCGACACTGTGTTGGCATCGGCCGCAATCACCTTGAGCGTCGCGCCCATCGTGCGATGCGTGATTGTCTTGATGTGCGTCTGCACCTGAAAGAGCGGATCTAGCTCGGGCTCGTGCTTCACCATGTCGCGCGACGGCGCGAAACTGTTGTTCGCGACCTCCATCGTTGGCGCGAGAATGGCGTATTCGGCCGACAGCCGCTGATTCACGAGCATGGCGGTCATCATGATTCCGGCCGCCAGCGTCGATTTGCTGTTCTTCTTCGGCAGACAGACGAACCATTCGGTAATGAGCCGCCGCCCCGGCGGGCCATACTCCCCATGACGATCATACGCGCCGAAGATCGACCGCACGAGGTCGAACACCCATTCCGCCGACGCCTCGCCAAAGGTGGGCGATCCGGGGGCGTCAACGATCTTCAGTTGCTTGAAAATGCCGAGCGCATACTCGGCTTCCTCCGGGAAGATAGGCGGCGGAATGATCGTCTTGCCGGCCTTCAGGCGCTCGCCCCAATCCTTGCACGCCGTCGACCACTTCAACGTCATACGCGCTTACCTCCCGACGCCGCCAGCTTGGGCGACGGCGGCGGCCCGCCAAACTTCGACGCCGCCGCCTTCGCTGCGTCGGCTTGCTGCTCCTTCTTGCCCTGCTCGCCCTTCTTAGCGTGTTTAAACGGCATGAGCGAGATAGCCGCCTGCACCCGCACTTTCTGCTCGCTCTCCTGATCGTTCATGACCGCGAGTAGAAAATCCATCGGGTCTTTAAACGTCATCAGCTTGTCGAGGTCGAATCCGGCCGCGCGTGCAGAGTTCGCCGCACGAGTTGCCGCAGCCGCCGCCTTTTTGGCGTCGTCAGCGGCTCGGCGCGCTTCCGGAGTGTCCGGCATGTCGACCGGCTTGGCGTCCGGTTTAACGCCGTCGTAGCCCTGCTTTAACAGGTAGGCTTTAACGTCTTTGTCTTTAACAAGACGCGACCCGGCCTGCGATGCCGTCGCTGCGCTGTAACCTGCCGCGATAGCCGCAGCCTTATTGGACCGCCCCGCCATGAGGGCATCAGCGAATTTCCGTTTCCTTGCCGTAAGTGCCATTAACAAAAACCTCAAATGGGGATTTTTTCCCTGCGTGCGGGAGCGGTCGGTCTTGGCGGGTTGGGGTCAGAAAGTTTCGACACCCCCACCCCACATTCGCAACGATCCGTCAAGTCCTTTTCTCGATTTTCACGAAATATTTTTCGGACTGCTGATCGCACATCGATCTAGCGAAGTCCTGCGCGTCGCTCGGCTCGCGCCTTCTCTCCGTCATGGTGCGGCTTGCAGAGGGTCTGCACGTTCGCCGGGTCGAGGCGCAGGCGGTCGTCGCCTCGATGCGCAACGATGTGATCGCCTATCGTTCCGACCGGCTCTGCGATGCCACGCTCCGCACACTGCAACACCACGTCGACGGGCGACAGGTGCAACATGCCAAGGTCGCGCAGGCAGTAGACGCAATGCGGATGCTCGGCAAGATGCTTTGCCCGGACACGCTGCCAGTCTGCACCGTAGCCGCGCGCCGCCGCCGTCGTCTTACCAGCGCGCCATGAGCCAGCCGTGACGGTCTTGTGCCGCGCATCCTGCACCTTCAGCCGTGGCCGCAGGGTTTGGAGCCGCGCCGCCATTACTGCGCCAACCGATGCGGCAACACCGCGTCGACCAGCTCGGCGTCCTGCTCGTCCGCGACCACCACATCGCGCCAATTCAGGTTATCGACGTAAGTAAAGCCGTCCGCCCGCACGTTCGCCGCGTACAGGCCCGGATCGCCCTTGCGTCGCATCAGCACAATCAGTTCCATGTCCGCGCCGTCATACGCACAAAGGGACACTCGTTGAATGGGTTGCTTGCTCGTGTCGCTCATCTATCCTCGAAATAGAAAAGCCCGCGACCAGTCTCCCGGCGCGGGCTATGGGTTGAATTGTCTGCCCCTTGCGGGAGAGTCCCGATTCTAAGGCGGGGCATCTGCGCAGTTCGGCACCTCTGCGAACGCGCCGCCTATCTCTTACGCCACCTCTGCGAGCGGGAACACCTTGCGATTGTCGATCATGCCAGCCGCGTCGAGCGATGCGGACAGAGCCGTGTAGCCCGCTGCTTCCTGTGCGGCGACCCACTTCTGAATGACCGACCCATACGCAGCAGCCGACGCGGAACCAACGCCGTAGCGGCGCGCCGCCATGTCGAGGTCGACGTGTGCGCCGAAGTGCTTGCGGACTACTGCCACGCGGTACTCGCGCACGGGCAGGCCGGGGATTTCATCTGCTACGCATGCCGCCAATACCGCCGTGATCGCTGCGAAGTCGCGCGCCGGCTTCCAGCCTTGGCAACAACCCGACCCACAATCGCATCGATCCTCCCGCGCAATGCGGCCCGCCATAACAGCGAACAACTGATACTGCGGCAGTGCTTCCATATGCCGCTTGATGATTCCGACAGTCGCTGCGCCGTCGAGCGCCTTGTCCGTGTCGACCTGATCGCGCGCCGCCTGCGATTCACCGTAGTTCAATGCGAACGACACCGCCTCATGTGCCGTTCGGAAAATCCCCGCTGCCCGTTTCTCGCTCATTCTCACCTTGGTTCGTAAAAGAAAACGCGCCGCCAACCTTGATAGCTGACAGCGCGTTTCGATTATCGCGAACCCTTAGCCTGAACATGAGCCGATCCCGGCGGCTCGCTGCGTTCGTCATACACACCGCAAAGCGCGGTCAGAATGAGCGCGAACGCCGCAGCGTCTAACAACGTCCGCCGCATTACTTGCCCTTCACGAGTTCGCCGTCCGGATTGTTCGGGTCATACGTGCCGGTGTTCGGGCCGTTCGGATCGTATTGCGGGATGACCTCAACCTTTTGGTTGCGGAGGAATACATTGCGAACCATCGTGCCGAAGATGACCACAACCGCAACCGCTGCAACCCCGTAGATAACCATGTCGTTCATTTTTCTCCTTGTCAGTGAATGACCGTGAATGTGATGCCGTTTGCCGTGAGCCAGTCGCCTAACGCGTGCCGTGGCTCCGCTGCCTTCGGCCATTGATATACGACCTCGATAATACCGTCGGGCCGCTCGCTTACTTCTCCGGCGAACGGCGCGCCGGGATAGGTCACAAACAGCACATCGTCAATGACTGCTCGCTGCGCATGTTCCGCCAGCGCTTCGGGCACGTCGTCTTGAAGGATGAACGCCAACGCCGTCATTCCGCCGCACTCCCCGCCAGTACACGGGCCATCGCCTGCAACACTTCCGCCACCGCCTCACGACTCACAAACGACTGAGCCCGAGGCGTAAGCGCCGCCCACACCCTGCCCTCCATGCTGTCGCCTGCTCGCGCCGCCCGTCCGCCAGCTTTGCCCGGTGCGTTCGGTGCGGAAAGCTCATACTCGCCAGATTCCATGAATGGCGTGAGCGATGCCCGGTTGTCCTTCACTTGCGCCGTGACCCACGCGTGTTCCATGTCGATCATTCGCGAGCGGTCGACCAGATATGCGCGCATCGGCTCCGGAATCCACGCCAGTACGCGCACCACGTCCGGCAGGCGTTCGCCGTTATGCACCATGCGCTTGACCGCGTACACCATCGTTTCGACGGGCGCGTCGACCGCACCGTGCCCCGTGCGTCCCTTGACCAAAGAGTGATCCAGCGAAGGGATTTGCACCAAAAGCCGTGTTGCCTGCATCACCATCCCCTCAACGCGTACCGAAAAACCACTTCGCGCGACCGCTCGACATGAACGGCGCAAGCTCGCGGGCGTTCTGACTGACCCGCGCCGTCGCCCGCAGCACTGACCGGGAATTCGGCCGCCAACCCTCCGCAGACTGAAGAATCGCGCGCGCACGGGTCGGCACGTAAATGTCGACGGCCACCACGTCGGGCCGATACGCATCATCGTCTTTCACGCGGATACGCCGCGCCATGAAGCAATGCGCCTCGACCGTCTCGACCGTCTTGCGCCCCTTGATCGTTACCTCAACGTCTACTGCCAATCTCATAGCTTGATTCCCATTTTCTCGTTTCGAGCCGGCACCCATCGCCGGAAAGCGTCGTTCCACGCCTCGCGCTTCTCATCGCGCGTCAGCTTGCGACCCTGATCGTATTCAGCGTGGCACCAGTAGCAGGCCGGAACCGTGAGCCCGTCCGCTACCTTCATCCCCATTCCCTTCCCTTCGTTGCGATGCGCCGGCACGACGGTTTCATCTGTAGGCCGGCGCGGGCATGTTCCGGGAATCAACTGGTAACAGGGCTCGCCCCTACACGCCGCCAGATACTTCGCACCCTCGCCCGTGGCCTTTTTCGGCCGCGACACCTTGCGCCGCCTGACGGGCTTTTCATCCCGCGCCGCCGGGTCGGCGGTCTTGCGCTGGAAACCCTTCGACGGTTTTGAGAACGTCGACCACTGACCCGGTTTCGCCTTGACCTTGAACGGTGTTCGCTTTAGCGTTCCCTTTCGCTTTAAGCAGTCCTCACGGGAACGCTCACGACCAACGCCGCTCAAGCGTGGAACCCCGCCGCCCGCTGCTGCTGGCCGACTGACGCCATGCTGTGAAACACCCGGAACAGTTCCGGGTCGAGGTTGCGCAGCCACGAATTGCGGGGCCAACGCCCGCCAAGCTCGCTATCCGGCTTGCGCTTCCCCTTGCGCCGGTTGTGCTTGCCGTCAAACAGGTTTTTCCCCGGCCCGCAGACGTACACCAACGCTTGCGACTCCCGATCCACGACGTGAAGCAACTGCCCGTCACCCTCCGCCGACATCTGCCGCACGATGAACGCGACCGTTTTGCGAGGCGTTCGCAGCGCTTCCGCGATCTGACCGACAGTGCGGCGGCGGCCGTCCTGCATCAGTTCCTCGACGCGCTCGGCGGTGAACATTTTCGGGGCAATGATTTCGTCTTTACCGTTGTGCATGCTCTACATTTCAATTCGCATTGATGCGCGCTTGTTCGGCGCGCACCGGGCGGTCATTGCCGACCGCTCCGGAACTACTACACTTCCTGAACCTCAATACCGTGAACCGCGCGCATCAGGTGTCGTTTCAACGAGTACACGGGCGTTTTCATCCCCTTCACGTCCTCGACTACCTGCCTACCGTCGCGCTGATACACAAAATCCGCCACGTATGTCCGGGCGCGCTTGCGCTTCCCATCCATCACCACAGCCGGCGCGATTTCAAAACTCACCTGCAACCGCAAATCACGGATGATTCCGGCGCTCTGCATTCGCTTGAGGTC